ACACCTGCCCAGCCGAACAGTGTTCCTCGCTTGAATTCGATCATTTCATATACCCCTTTCCTGAGAGCCAGAAATACCCGCCGACGATCATGGCCCCGATCATCCATAGCGCTTTGCTGATGACGCCCTTTCCGACCTGCTGGAAAACCTGCGCCGCGATCTTCTCTACCGCCCTCTCTGCTGCCTTTTCTGCGATTTCCTCGATCTGTTCATCTGTCAGGATGTGGCTTCGGCGGCGTTCTTCTGTCATTGCGGCTCCAGAATGAAAAACCCCGCTCGATGGCGGGGCGTGTTATAAATGACGGATGTCTCTTGATGAATTCGCCAGAATCTCCGGTGGTGCGATCGGAGTTTCCCTATACTCATGGGCTATTGAGAAGTCCAGCAGATACCTGTCCGCTCGCCGGGAGAAGGTAGGGCATTCCCTTTTGTATCCTGTCGGAAAGAAGGCCGGCGAACTCGGGGCGAGAGCCTACAAGAGCATTAAGCGCCTTCTGGGCTGGCGAGGTATATAACCCCGCACCTCCAAGAAGCGCGGCAGGAATAGCAGGATTCAGCAGCCCTGCGCCAAGACCCGCACCGCCAAGCATAAGACGCCTCGCCGTTCCTGAATCCGGGTACTTGTTCCCAAGAACCGATTGTCCGGCATCTGCCAAGTCTTGCATAAGCGCCGTACCACGAGACACAGCACGCTTTCTTACGCTGTCGTCGGCGACTTGTACCGCAGTATTCAACTGCGCCGGAGTGAAGACCCCTTCCGCGTTCTTTGCAGCCTTGGCAGCGCCTTCGACCCTAACCAGATTCGCCCAGGCTTCATCGGCCTTATTCAGCATTGCGTCAACTTCCGGATTAGTCCGGCGCATCTGCTGATTCAGTAGGTTTTTGAGTTGCGACACGGCATCGCCTAGTTCCTGCTCGCTGGCCTGCGTCGATTTTCCATACCGTGAAGCAATATTCCCGAGATCGCTATCAATGGTTTTGTACGTCTGACCAAGAATAGATCCATTCGGCGACACCCTGGACAACACCATGTCATTCAATACCGTCTTGAACTTTCGCGCCATATCTGGCGTGAGGCTGTTGGCCATTCCCTGAAGTTGAGAAAGGCTAGTAGAGAACTGTGAATCGAGCGGAACACCAGACACTTTACCAAGTGCCTGGTTGTAATAGTGACTGATAGCATCGCCAGCTTCGCGAACTCCATTCGCGCCGATGTTATCGACACTCTCTCCGACTTTTGACGATGCGCGATTGATGGCGGCATTGTTAAATTGATCTTTTGCCCGAGAGCGTGCCGCCATGATTGCATCGCCAAGGATCGGGACGCTTTGCGCGGCTTCCTCTAGTCGATTCGCCCAACCGCCGAGCGTTTGACCAATGGTCGGGCTGACGCCTTCGTTCTTCAACATCTGCAACTTGACATTGCTTAGGTTCGCAGGATTAACGACGCGCGAAATTGCATTCCCGATTGCTGGTAGGACGCCGCCCACAGCCGCCCCTGATGCGATTTGCTTCGCCTTTTCCGTAGCAAAATCTCCATCTGCGACAGGGGTTAATGCTCCAGATACGCCGCCGAATCCAGCGCCTATGCCTACACGCCCTGCGAGAGTCACAGCAGCCGGAACCCGCGACGCAATCGCCAGGTTCGCCGGGCTGGCAATGTTGCCAAGCATGCGCATACCGTCGATTCCTGTATCACCAGATGATTTCCGGTTGTCCTGGTAGGTCTTTTCTGCATCGCGTACCATCTGATCGACACCACCAGCCGGAAGCCTTGAGACAAGACCTGTCTTATCGGCAATCCAGTTATTCGCCGTATCAATGGCATTGGCGATAGGCTTTGGCGTAATGTTCCCGAGAATCTGCGCTCCTGCGTCGATTGGGTCGCGTAGCCCCTTCGTAAAACGGTCTATGCTGGACATTGGTGGAGCGTTATCTGTAGGTCTATTGCTTGATGCAATCGACGCTGCAATCATTGATTGCGCTTGTTCTGGCGTCGTCCCTTCCGGCACCTCGAAACGGGCGATACGCCCGTCATCCATCTGGAAGCGTGCGATAGGCATTATTCAAACCCCAAGAATTTCGGCCCACTGAACGGGCTCTTCGGTGCTTGATTAGCACCACCTGTGTATTTCGCGTGAAGCTCTCGGATAGTATTAAGAGCCGCACGGCGCGAAGCAATCGGAATAGTTGGATCGCCGATCTGGCCTGCCATCTGACGATAAAGCGCCACGTCCTTGTCAGATTGCGGGCCTTCCATGCGTGGCTGTGCCATCATCAAAGCGCCTTCAAGTGCCTTGAGCTTCGCGGTCGTCTGTGCGCCCTTGGTAGAAATTCCGAGAGTTTGTGCCGCGATGTCTGCGCCTGCGCCGATATAGCTACCCGTTGCATCGTTCAGGATCTTGTCCGCCTGGTCGATAAGCTGCACCGCCTTGTTCGATGACTGCTCGATGTTGCGCGGCGATCCCTTCGGCGGGGCAGATAGCGGAGTCTCGATAACTCGCCCTGAAGATTGACTACCGGTCGGCGGAACAACCCAATAGCCATCTTTGAATTGCGGCTTGTTCGCCTGGTCGCGCTGGAAGTTAAGAGACTCACGCGAACGCGCATCCGTCATGTTTTGGCCACGCATCGTCACTGCATTCGACGCGATAGAATCAGGGCTTTGCAGCTTCTGGACTCCTGGCGACATGACTTTCCCGCTGTACTGGTCGATTCCGATTCCGGTAAGATGACCGTTATCCGCGAAATGCAGTTTCTCTGCTGGCGAAACATCCGCCCCCATCGGTCTCCAAGATCCATCGTCCGCCATCTGTACCGGCGTCGGCTTACCGCCAATGGAGACAACTCGCACATCGGTGGCAAACTTCGGAGCGAGCTTCTTTTCTTCAAGCTTCATCTTCGCCGCTTCGTTGTAGGCGTCGACGTCTCCAGCCTTCATCGCTGCGGCCATCATCCGGTCGGCGTACCCCTGCGATGACGCTTGCTTCGGCGTGTCGATACGCGGAACACCAGCGGGAACGCCGAACGCATTGGAGACTGACGGAGAGTACCCGCCGCCATAGGGTTCGACTGGCGCTTGCGCCTGCCCCCCCATGCCATCGCGCAACGCTTGCCCGAGCAGTTCTTTCGTCTTCAATGCGCGTGCCGCTGCGTCCATCTGCATATTCGACTGCGCGATTTGCTGGCTCATGTGTTGCGCCTGCAAATCCTGTAACGCCTTTTGCTGCTGTGCGCGTTTCGCTTCCTGCCATGCCCCATACCCTGCCGCCAACCCCTGCCCGGTGCTGACCGGCATGCGCGAGTAACCGCCCGAACCCAGTAGCCCCATCGCCAGGGCCATCGTCGGATCGTCCATGCTGTCGAGTAGTCCCATATTATTCATCCTTTGAGAACAAAGAAAGCATTCTTATTCACGTAACATTTTCAATATCCGTGGACTCGTCAACAACGGTTCTCCGTCACTCCCGAATCCGGCCGGTTCGCCTTCTACCAAATACACTGGCCGATCCCTCATTGCCAAAAACGACCCTAACTCTTGATTGGAATTTGGTTTCGTCATAAATTGTATTGTCATTTCAAATAACGCCTATCACGAGAAAATGCTCTTGAAGATTTGCGAACCAGCGATTGCCCCGCCAAGCAGGTTATTCGTCGGGTTCGTGTAGTACGGCTGCGAGGCTGTGCCGCCCATTCCGGCAAACTTGCCGATGGTTCCGGTGTAGTTGTTCAGCGCGTCGTTGGCGTAGGTGTTCTTGTAGTTCGCCAGATCGAGGCTGTTTTTGATCGCGGTGTTCTGCATGTTGTTCGACGTGTTCAGCCAGTCGGCGGCCGAGTTCATCTGATTAAGTCTCTGAGAATTGTTCTGCAAGCCAAGATTCGCATTGAATTGCGCCATGTTGTTCAACTGGCCGGTGTTGAACTGATTCATTGCGTTTTGCGCGTTGGCGTTGGCGATGTTCGTTTGCGTCGCCAGGCTGGCGTTGTTGTTGGCGATGCTGGTAGCGAATCCCCCCAACTGCCCCGCCGCGTTGCCCATGAGGTTCTGCGCGTTGTTGTAGGCGCTGTTGTACATGGCCGCCGATGTGTCGCCCATGCTTTGCGCCAGCCCCTTGGCGGCAAGCCCCTCAGCGATGCCATGGCGGCTGCCGCCGTACTGGCCGGAGACGTTCGCCGAACCGCCGATGTTGGGCACGACCTGTTCATTGAAGTTGTCCGACAAGCGGCGCAGGGCGGAATTGACTACCGGATCGAGCGTCGTGGTATCGGCCTTGCCGGAGAGCATGCGCGTGTAGGCATCCTGCGTGTGGCCCCCAATGGCACCGAGCAGGCCGAAATCAAAGCGTCCGTTTGCCGCTGACGCCTGGGATGCCGGGCCAGCCGTGGAAATGCTGACAGGAGACACCGCCGCGAACGGAGAAGCACTGGCCGCTTTTGTCGGCAGCGTGACGCCGTTATCCCGCGCCCATTGATCGGTTCCAGCACGATCAAGCCCGTAGGCCGCCCCCACGGCGTAGGGGTCAGCCCCATACTTGTCGATTTCAGCCATCAACTGCGCCGGGCTGTCCAGCAGGCGCTGACTATCGATATGGCTCTTGATGTCCCCCGCCGAATAGCGGTTATATGACGGTTGCCCAAAGATGCTGCTGGCAGCACCCTGCATCTGCGCCAAAGCGGGGTTGCCAAGCTGCTGCGCGGCGAGGGTTTGCGCCTGGCCGAGAATGCTTTGCTGCAACGGTGATAGCGTGCTCGATGCGTTGTAGTTCTGCTGCGCGGCCCGGGCGGCGTCGAGCAGGTAGGGCTGCATCGGCTCCCACGGGGCTTGCGTGGTCGTGGTCACGCCAGCTTGCTTTGCCCCCCCGGTCGCCCCGAGCATACCGCCCGCGAGCGCGCCCAGGGCTTTGCCGCCGACGCCGCCGAGCGCGTCGGAAACGGACTTTGCGCCGCTGGCGAGGTCACCCAAAAAGCCGCCGCCCCCTGCAATATCGCCGCCAAGGGACGACGCCAACACCAGATTGCCGCTGGCGTCCGCCACCGCAGGGGCCAATGTCCCAGCGGCGAAGTCGTACATGGCATTGACCCCGGGGATCAACGCCCCGGTGGCCCCGCCTGCGGCGTTGATAGCCCCGGTGGCCTGGCCGACGATCTGCCCGAGCGTCGCAGGGGATGCGCCGCCGAGCGTGGAGCCGATGAGTCCGGAACCCACTTCGTTGGTCAGCCCGGAGCCTAGCGCAGTCTGGGCGGGGCCGAAGGCGGAGAGATAGTTCCCTCCTGCCGCAGGCCCCATCGGGCCGAAAACGCCTGCTGTGCCGTTGGACACAACCCCCGCTCCCGTATTCGCGCCCCCTGTGGCGATAAGATCAGCCGCGCCATTTGCGGTCGCCCCGAGCGTGCCCGCCCCGGCCTCGGTCGCCCCGAGCGTGCCCGCCCCGGCCTCGGTCGCGGAAGCTCCCGAGGCACCCGCTGGGCCAAGCAACCCGGCCCCTGCCACCATCAACGGCACCATCCATGCCTTGTCCATGAAACTTTCCCAACCGCTGGGCTTCGCCTCATAGCTATTGATGTCACCGATGGCGTTTCGGAGGTCGCGAGCGCCTGCCATCATCGACGAGGCCGAGCCGACCCCGCCGCCGTAGTCGTTATGCGTCAGTGCGTAGTTGCTCCAGCTATCACCGTTCTGCCCGGCCAACGACGCCAGGCTTGCAATCTGGTACGCCGGGTCGGTCAAGCCAAGATCGGCCGCGCTGATGCTCTTGCTGGATTGATCCTGGAACTGCAACAACCCGAGAAGCGCGTTACCATTCGGATTCGTCGCGTAGTAGTCGAATGCCTGCGTCGCAGGGTTATAACGCCACTGGCCGCCAGAATACGTTTTTACATCATGGCCCATCCAGTTCGTGGTAGGCGTCGCCGTCGTCGCGTCGATGTAGAACGGCGACGAAGTGCCGCCAGTCGAGCGCATCAGTTTTGCATCGGAACCGAACGCATCAGCAAATGATTTTGTCATTTTTATCTCACCCTAGAAAATGCCACGCGCTACCGTAGTAGCAATACACCCCGGCCCCGCTGCCCGGGTTCCATTGCGTGCCGTCCGCCAGCCGGATGTCGCCCTCGCGGGGCTTGACCGGTGCTACATTCGTTTTATCGATGTGCCCGGAGGCCAGCAGCGCGAACGCACCAGCGATCTTGCGCAGCTCGTCTTCGACAAAACGCTGTAGCTGAACCACTTCAGACGGCACAACGCCTGGCGCGTATGAGATACTTGAAATGCTTGGAGTTTTCATTGAAAAAATTCCTGTCGCTCAACCGAGAGTGGAAGTGCCAACCGGGTGTGCGGTGCCAACCCCATTACCACATCCCCTGTAGCTCAATATCGAGGTCATACGAATCCAGCCGCCACTGATACGCCGAGCCTGTTTCGAAGCGCACGGCGATATACCGCCCAGACACCAGACAATCATTCGCCACCGTCTGGCCGATGGTGTGCTGCATCAAAGGCCCCCAGGTCGGGGCGACATAGGGGTCGTCACTCGCGCCGATCCGCACATTGACCGTGTCTCCGGTGTTGCCGACAATGCGCGGGCGAATGCCGCGCACCAGCTTCATCTGCTCCGGCGCGCCGAAGGACAGACCGCGCCGCTCCAGGTGGGCGGACGGAATGGCGTCGTCAAACGCCGCCGAGGCGTCCAGCATGTAGAGTTTCGGGGCTTCCGGCGCCAGGATGACCCGCGCGGTGTTCGGCACAAAATCGGGGCCGTCCCACAGCGACAGGTCGGAACCCCACGGCGCGGAGTCCGTCGACCATGAACCCGTCAAACCGCTATCGACCGGGCCAAAGGCCGCGTGGTTCAGGTTCGGCATCTCACGGAAGGAGACCGTCTTGTCCTTGTGATTCCAGACCATCGCCATGTCGCACGCGGTCGCGCCGACGGAGGGGTAGCAGATGAACACCTCGTTCATGAACGGACTCTTGAACACGAAGCACCGCCCTGCGCCGTTCACGTCGATGTTCTGGAACAGATAGCGCCGCGTCTGCTTGTCGAGCACGCTGGTAGCCTGCTGGCCATCATGCACGATCACATCGGAACCCGTCAGCACCACGTGGAAACCATCCACCTCGGCGATGCAGTTGCGATTCATCGCGCCCGATGTGCCGAGCACCTTGGAAAAACGGAATACGTAGGCCCCGCCCGTGTAGTCCATGCGCCAGCAGGAGCCTTCCTTGTAGATCATGAAGGTGTCGCGCAGCTGCAAACCGTCGATGATCGGGTCGGAGCCTTCCGCCAGGTCGGTTTCCCCAGCGTCCTTTGTCGAGTCGGCAATATCCCACGTCGACGGAAAACTACCGGGGTCGGCGGGGTGGCTCCACTTCACCATGTACGGGTAGTTCTGTCCGCTCTTCGTCACGTTCAGCGCGACGAGGTAATTGCGGAACGCGCGCAGGCTCTTGCAAGACGTGTTCGCCGGCCAGTTGGCCAGGTCGATGAACTTGTTCGCCAAGTTCAAATCCCAGGCCATCGGCTTCGAGCCGTCGCCAGCGTTCAGGATCGGTAGGCCCGAGAGCAGCGTTCCCGTCCACTGGTTCGCAACACCGGTGCGCGGCGTCAGGTGCGTGATGTCGGTATGCACCGCTGCACCACCGGTGATCGTCGCCGCGAAGGTCTTGCCAGCCGTCGCGTAAATCCAGTAGCGTGCGCCGTTGATGTTGCACGGCATGACGTGCTGCGGCGCATAGGTCGGCGAGTTGTAGACCTCTCCGTGGCCGTAGAACTGGTACGCCAGGCCATCGAGGAAGCGCACATTTCTTGCGTCCGTCCACGCGTTGTTCGGCAGCTCGTGCGCTGACAAATCGCGATTGACCCCGATTGCGCCGGTCTGCTGGATGCGGATCAAAGGCATGTCCAACTCTTTCCGTTTTGCTCACTCTCCCACGCCTTGCGGCAGTGATCCTTTTCGAGCGGCCGGAAAAGCCCGTCGATCACGGGCCGCATGAAGCCGAAGACCCGGCCCTGACGCTCCATGCGCCAGGCGGCGCTGCTCATCGTCTCGTCAGGGTCGCCGTGGCCCAGGGTGATCAGCACATAGGCGAGCTGATCGAGGGCGATGAGCAGGTTGAGCATCCGCCGCTTCACAGCGTCACCCCGGCGGCACTAGTGAAAAGCGCATCGAGCTGGGCATCGTCCATGCCCAGACCGAAGGCCAGCGCGTTAAGCGTCGGGCTGCTGCGCTCCCATGTGCCTGCGTCGTGCAGTGCCACCTCGGCAAGCTGCCGCTGTGTGGCATCCTCGATGGCGGCGGCGGCGGCGAGCACGGCGGGCCACAGGCCAGCGGCGATCAGGGCTGCCTTGCCCTGGGCGCGGGAGACGGACTGCGGCACGGCGGGCACGGATGGCGGCGGCGGCGTGAACGTCTGGCCGTCGTAGCCCCAGCCGATGCCCTCGCCCCCGACGGCGGCCACCAGCCCAGGCATGAAGTCGAGCGATTCGACCTCGATAGTGTTGACGATCTCGCCAGCTTCGATGATGTGTGCGCGCATTACAGCACCCCCCAAATTCGCAGTTCACCGCGGGCACCCGCAGAGGGTGAGCCGGTGCCTGCATGTCCAATGCTACCGCCGCCGCCGCCCGGCGCGGTCGCTGCGGTGGCCGATCCCGCCCCCCAGTCGTACCCCGTGCCTCCTGCCCCTCCAAATACAGACGGCCCGCCGGGGTAGTTGTGATCCCCGCTCCCCCCGCCCCCGCCGTAAAACGCAGCTCCATTTTGGGGCGCGCTAGAACAGTGTCCGCCGCCACCGCCATAAACGGCCATCCCACCGGCCATGCCGCCGTTTGATGACATCCCGCCGCCGTAGCCGGGGTTGTCCGTCTGCATCGAGCTATACGCGCCGAAGTCCCAGCCGGAGATAGGCGCACCGCCATAATTCATACCCGCCGCAGCTATCCCGACCCGCCCGGCTGAGAAAACCCCGCCACCGCTGCCCCCACTGCGGCTCGAGCCGTCATTTGCGTAGCACGCCCCACCACCACCGTAGGCATTCACGGTCGAGAAAACGGACTGGCCGCCAGTGCCGCCATTGCTCGTCCCACCGGCTGCGCTCCCTCCTGCGCCGATGGTGACCGGCTCAGTTGTTCCGAGGGCCGAATCCGGAAAGAAGATCGGCGCACACGCCCCACCGCCGCCGCCGCCGATATAGCACCCTGCCCCCCCTTTAGCACCGCCCCCGCCCCCTCCCCACAGCAGCCCTTCGTGCGCCTTGTATCCAGGCGGCTTTGTCCAGGTGGCGGACGCGGTGAAGATGCGGTAGTAGCCCGTGAGCACCATCGTGACAAACTCGCTGCCGGTGCAGATGACCAGGCGCGTTTCGGACGGATACATGATGTAGCTCGTCAGGTCGTCGATAGTCTCCGCGCCAGCCGGATCGAGCGTGATGTCACCCGCGCCAGAATTGCGCAGGTAGCACCACCACCCTGCGCCGAGTGTCGAAGCCGCCGCGAAGGTCTGCGTAAACGTGCCGGAGGTGATGTTGATGAGCGTGGCTTTATCGTTGGCCCCCAGTTGTGTATTGCTGGTCCGTGCGCTGTAGCCCACGGGCGGCGGGCCGGAGGCCGCCCAACTGGCCGTCATGCCGTCCGTCGTGACAAATTTCCCGGCGTTGCCCGCCTGGCTGGGCAGTGCCGTCGAGAAAGCCAGCCCATCGGCATACGCCTTGGTCGCCGCATGCGCCCCGGCAGTCGGCGTCGGCACCGTGACCGCCGTCGCCCCGCTGAAATCGTGCGTGCCGCTGTAGGTTTCTCCAGCTTTTTCTGATCTGGCGTCAAGCTGCGTCTGCACAGCACTTATCACGCCGTCCAGATAACCAATCTCGGTCGCTGATACAGTCCCGATGGCCGTACCCGCCGGTAGCGTAACTGCCGTCGCCCCGCTGAAATCGTGCGTGCCGCTGTAGGTATCGCCGTTGCGGTTGGCCCGATCATTGCCGGAGATCATGAAAAAGCTGGTGCCATCATAGAACACGGCCACCAGGCCGCCGTTCTCGATGTCGCCAGACTTCAGCGCGGTGCCATCCACCGCGATCAGCGGCTTGGTGCCCAGCGCACCGATCTGCAAGGTAGCCGCACCGGTATTGGCGTGCGTGGCCTTGAAAGACGCCAGCATGGGCGAAGTGTAAGCGGCAGGCACTGGCGAAAGCGTCAGCGTGTAGTCATTGGCCGTCGCGCCCTGCGCTTCGACGCCGGTGGCTACGACCAGACCAGGGAAACCCGCAAAGGTGTTCTTCAACACCGTCTTGATGAGGCGCAGATGATCGTCGCCCTGGCTTTTCGGGTCGTTCGTTGCGGGGTTCTCCGCGTTCAGGTCGCTGATGTAGGTTGCCGTTTCAAGGGCCATTGTCACTCTCCCGCATAGAAATTGAAGCCGCCGCCGCGCAGCGCAACATCAGTTCGAAGGGTTGCGTCCCCGAGATAATCCACACTGCGCGCATTGACGAGCGCGAGTTCATACTTTTTTTCAGTCAGCTCGATCAGTTTGGTATCGCGGATAAAAACAGCCGCCTCGTGGCACGCGCCCCACAGATACAAACCGGGGAAGCGGGTCAATACCACGTTGGTCGGGGCCGCATCGGATAGAGGCGTCACCCTGTCCTGCATGGTGTAATCGATGGTGAATGCGCCGTTCGGAGTCGGGTGCAAAACGAAATTCACGCCGTCAAAGGCAATCATGTCCGGAATGCTGTTGTATTGCTCGAAGGCGTATTTCTCGGCCAGCGCGCGCGGGCTGACGATCTGCATCGGCGTCGATGCAGGCTCGCGCCGATGTGCGTAATTGAGCCGGATGAAGCCAGCCGGAGCCAGATACTTGCGCTGCCCGGCGATCGTGACAATCTGCCCCTCTGACAGCAGCAACGTAATATCGCCGATGTCATGGGAAATGCGCGCTTCAGCAAGCGCAATGAAGTCCGGAATGCGCGTCGTCAGGTCGGCACGATGCAGCCAGTCAGCGATAGCCGTTTTCAGGCCGGAGAAGTTCGCCAGGGACATCAGGCAGCCTCGGCGGTTGCCTCGACTTGCGCGACCGTTTCATCCAGCGGGCCGAGATCGGCATAGCCTTTTTTCCGCGCACGCTTTTCCTCGTCGGCGTCCTGCACCATCTGGCAGTCGTTCAGGTCGGCCCAGCCCTTCGGGCCGTACAGCATCTTCGGGTACTCGTTGCGTTCCATTTTGCATCCTCCAGGAATGAAGCCCGGCCCGATGAAGGGCCGGGATATTGCGGTGGTGGTTACGGGGAGACACCGGTCAGGGTTGCATCCGGCCGCTCCCAGATGACCTGATAGGTCTCCGAGGCGGTCGGTGTGATCGGGCTGACGGTGTTGTTGTTGCTGAAGGTGATGCCGATGGTGTTTGCCGCGCTGACGCGAACGCCGCAGATGCCCAAGCCGGCCTGTGCAGACGGCTTGTTCACCTCGACCACCACATCCGAGACGCGAATTCCCGGAACGGTGAAGGTCTGCTCGGCCGTGGTGTTCGCCGCCACCTGGGCGGGCGACAGCACGACCGATGCGACGCCCAGGCTGGCGATGTTGCCGGTGATGATCCCGGAACTCATGTCACGCCCTCCTTAGTTCGAGAGGACGCGGCACGCCAGCTGCGCGCGGATCGTTTTATAGCCATACAGCACATCGATACGACACGGCAGATTGTCGTTATTGATGTCGTAGGCGCGCACGATCCGCAAGCTGATGCCGTCAAAGACCTCACGCGCCGCAAAATCAACACCTTTGGGCATGATGAGGTCAGCCGAAGCGAAGGCAAATGCGTCTTCGTGGAACACCATCGATGGCTTATAGACCGCTGATGCACCGCCGATCTTGACCACTGCCGAGCCGTTTGACATACCCGCTGCGACGACATTCTGCTGCCCGGTGGAGGTGTAGATTGCCGGGGCAAATGACAGCGTGCCCGCACCGCCAGCGTAATCAGCCGTCACGACGAAATGCTGTAGCTGACCAGTGTCGGCCTTGGTCTCGGGATGCACGCGATTACACCCTGCCACCGTGAAAATGTCTCCCTTCTTGAAGGTATTGGCCCCCGTCTGGAGCACGCAAGAAGTCGCGCCATTGGTCGTCACAGCACCATTGACCGTGTAACCGGTCGTTGCCGCGCAAGTGCCGGTCGTCTGAGTCGGGATCAGCGTATTCTCGAAGAAATCGAACCCGGCCGTGCGGCCCATCTTGCCTTCTTTGTACTGCTTACTGATCTCTGAACTGTCCTGGAACAAGCCCTTCAGCGCGTCGATCAAATCGACGTTGTCCTGCGTGTTCAGCAACACGCTGCGCTTGTTGTCGATCGGCGTCAGGTTGTCATTCAGCACCTTGCGACCGGTCAGCAGCTTGTTGAAGGTGATGGCGCTGCCGATGTTGTTAACGTTGTTGTAGACGTCCAGCAGCATCGACATAGCATCGGCCTCGATGTTGGCGGCGAGCACCGCCATAGCCGGTTCCAGCACACGGCTGCTGAAGTCATCGAGTGACATCGTCAGCTCAGCCGAGCTGAAATTGACATCAACGCCCTTCTGGGTAGCGACCTGCAACGGCACTTTGTTTTCGGTCGTGTCCTGCGTCGAGAGCGTCTTCCCCGTGCGTACCGTATATTGGTTCGGCAGGCGGATGTTGAGGGTGTCGCCGATCTTCGCGCCGGACTTGGCGAACGAATCGTCATATTGACGATTGATGTTGCCGACGAAGTTCAGCTTCTGATGCAGGATACGCAGGGCTTCCCGCGTAATCATGCTGGGGGTGAGGATGGTATTTGCCATGGTTTAACGTCCTTTCGATTTACGAAGTTGTTCACTGCGAGCCTTCATCCAGTCGCCGATGGGCATGGCGTTCATGTCCCGGCGGGCCGGGGCGTTGTTGCCGCCGACCTTCGACACGGGTTTCACCGCCTGCACATGCGTACCGGACGAAGCGTTTTCCTGTTGCTTCTTGACCAACTGGGCACCGACCATCGCGGAGTGGATCAGCTTCACCACGCGCGGGTCATTGACGTTGGCAAGCTCCTGCGGCTGGAAACCGAACTCCTTGGCCGCGTAGTCGGAGACTTGCTTGGCAACCTCCGGGCTCCAGTTGGGGATGTCGCGCTTCAGGATCGCGTTGCCTTCCTCGATGCGCTTGGCAGTCGCCTGCTGCGCCTCGAAAGCACGTTGACGTTCCATCTGCTGCACCTGGCCGACCATCTGCTGTCGGCTGTCCTTCAGCTGGGTGTATTGCATCCACAGCTTTTGCGCTTGCACCGGATCATCGTCGCTCAGTCTCTGCCAGTCCACTTGCTGGAACTGGTGGATTTGCTGATCGATCGAATGCACTGCCGCGAGTGCCTGCACATGCTGCGCATTGGCTTGCTGGTATTGCGCCCGCTCGGCTTCCGCCTCCCGGCGCAACTCGGCCACTTCTTGCGTCTTGCGCGTGTAATCCGCATTCATCATCAGCGCCGATTTCAGCGCCTTCGGGATGCGGTATTTCTGCCCATCGAAATCGACCTCTTCGCTATCGTCGTCCTGGCTCTGTGCTTGGCCGTCTTGCGGCTGCCCGTCGCCTTGGTCGTCAGTGTCGCTGTCGTTCGCGGTGGGGTCTGCGACTCCTGCGCCAGAATCGTCGTCTTGCAGGTTGGTCGCGTTGTCGTTGTCCATGAATCACTCCTCAAGGGTTGGTGAAGGCTGCCCGGCAAGATCGCCAGGCGTAAAAAAACCGCCCGGAGGCGGCTGGTTGTGAATTTGTTGCGCTGCATGCGGCCACGGCGGCGCACCGCCTGAAAGGGCATCGGGCGAGGCAAGCAGCTGCTGGATCGTCTGCAACACCATGGCCTGCACCTGCTGTGGCCCCATCATGGGCTGCGTCACTTTAATGCGATTTGTCTCGGCGTTATAAGCATCTATTTCGACCTTGCGCACCTCCAGAGACTTGTCTGCGCTTTCCGCCTGTGCCTGCTGCTGCGCCTGCTGTAGCGCATGCGCCATTTGCTGCATCTGCTGCTGCATCTGCATCACCTGCGGATTCTGGCCCTGAACCTGCTGTGGCAGCATTGCCTTGAAGCGCGCCGCAATTTCATCGGCCCCGGGCCAATCGAGGCTTTTCACCAGCAAATCGCCGATCAACGGCGCGGCTGGCGGGTAGGCGCGCAGAAGCTCCGCCATTTGCGCCGTCATTTCGCTGCGCCGTGTCGCGAAGCTCGGCCCCGCCTCAACCACAACATCGTAACGCCCAGTTGTCAGGTCATAGATACGTGATACCGCCTGCTGGACGGCGGCATTCTGCTGCTGCGGCGACTCCTGGCCTACCGTGAGCGGCTGATTCACCGGAACATTCTTCGATTCGCCATCCTCGCCAATGACACGCAGGATGCGCGGCCCGGAATAGACGTGCGGGATCAGATCCACGACGACGCGGCCAAGGTGCCGAATCGCCCGCGTCATGTTGTCGATGAAGTGGAACGTCGACGTGTCGCCCTCGCGCTGCCGAGATTGGATCGCCACGCCACTGGTCTCGTTGCTGCGCTGGCCGAGGCTGGCATCGTAGAGGCCCATGATGGCCTTGAGGTCATCGGCAGCGGCAAGAGACTCGTTCATTGCGCCGCCAGCGCTACCGGTGTCGAGCGGCTGCCGCTGCGGAGGCACTGCGCCGTCGTATTCGATGTAGGGGTGCGACACGCTGTTCGCCGTAGACCACTTCTGCGCGTCGGTAGTGAAGGCTCCGCGCGGGCCGATGAACGGCACGCGGGGGGCGAGGGCCACCAGCTCGGTAGAGGTGGTGCGCCAGTAGTTGAACATCCGCTGCGGGTCTTTCGCATCGCGGATCATGCTGCGGAAATGGCGCTTGCCCTCGATATTCACTTCGTCGCCATAGACGGGGATGATCGGGATGTAAATGCCCGCCCAGTCGTTATCCTCAAGCACCTCCGCTCCGGTGATGATGCGCTGGCGCACCTTCCACGACTTCGTGTCGCGCTCGCCGGTGACGGACATGCCCAGCACCGCCAGGTAATCCTTCGCCGCTGCGTACTGCTTTGCATCAAGGATGCTGCCGTCGGACAGCTGCACGATCTTGCGCGACACCTCCTCGCGCGTCCACCACTCGGCCACCTGGATGATCTCATCCTCGGCCCACGGCGCGTTCAGGCGCGTGTAACCGACCTCATCCCAATCCACCTCCTCAGCGCCCTTGTACTTGCGGCGGAAGGCATCGCGCGACATCCGATCCACCACGAAGGCCCGCATCCAGTCCGACGAATCCGCCGCCTCGCTGAACGGGTCGCCATAGACCGAGAACGGGTTGGCGACGCGCCGGATCAACACGTCCATATCGAACGTGTCGTCGTGCGCGTAATCGACATCGGCGCGGAGATAGCCGAAGCCCGCCGACACCGCGAAATCGACGGCGGTATCGTAGGCCACGTCCGCATTGCTGATGTACTCGATGTTGCGGAACAGGCCGTTCAGCACCTCGGCAGTCTCAATGTCCGCCGAATCGTCCACCGGCTTGACCTTGATGCTCGGCTTGTTCTGGCGAGCGTCATTGACCACCTGGCGGATGAAGCTCGGCAGCCGGTTGATCGTCAGGCACGGGCGGCCCTCGCGCTCGCGCTGCTTCTTCACCGCCTCCGGCCACTGCTCGGCCAGACGCGCGAAGCGCAGATCGTCGAGCGCCTCGGCGCGGTTCTCGGCTTCCGCCTGAACGCACTCCTCGAACTGCTCGCGGGCATCGTCAAGAATGTCGGTATCGTTTGCCATTGTCCAGAACGCAAAAAGCCCGCCAGGCGGATGCCGGGCGGGCCGTGAAAGTCATAAAAATCCGGAGACGCAAAAATCCAGACTATCGGATTAGTAGTTATTCTGATTATCACCGCGTTGCTTGTCAAGCATTACATGCAACGCCCCTTTGGCGAAGCTCAAAGCATCGCGCACAGCCGAAAAAGACATTGCCGACTCGCGCGCCGTCTGGCGCAACCCGCAGCCCCGCTTGTAATGGAGCACCACAACCCGCCGCTGATGGTGCGGCAAACGGATGATCGCCGCATCGCAGTCAAGGATGTCACGCGGCGTAAAACCCGGATCGGCCATGCAGCCATAACCATCACCGCAAGGCGCATCGCGAAACATGGGCGACACAGACCCATATCCGAGCGCTGAGGATTCGCGCCTGACAGCCCAGCGGCCCCAGCGATTAAGCAGCATCTCAAGCCAATCCGCGTTCATCCCATCCATCCCCCCGAGTAATCGACCGGTTTCGCCTTGGGCAGCTCTTCGCGCAACGCCACCGCCATATAGCGCGCCGCATCCGCCGCGTGGCTAGACCAGTCATGCACCGGGCGCGGCTTGAACTCCCCCATCTTCTCGTTGTATTCCCATCTGTAATTCGCCAGCGCCTCAATCCCGACCTTGCATCGCTCGGCATCGAACCACAGCCGCCCGAACAACATCCGAAGCGCATGAATCCCGTCGTCAATACCGATATTCGGCGTCACGTCGAAACGAATGCCCAGCGACGCAGCCACCTCCACGCGACTACGTCCGCTCCCCAGCTCACGCACCTGAATATCATGCGGTGCCCAATGCCGCCCGTAGGTATAGCCGCGCGCCTGCAATACCTGCGCATAATGCGGTAACCCCTCGCCAGAAGCCTCGTAATAATCGATCACCCTCACCTCGTCGCGCACCTGCTGAACAAACCAAATGCAAGTTGAGTCCCCGACGCCCAAATCCCAAAAAGTGTGCACCGGCAACACCGGATCATGCGCCACGCGCCCGATGCGTCCCTCGATGCGCGTCTTCTCCAGCTGGTCGCGGTATATCGCCCCAGGAATTTCCAGCACATCCCATCGGCCATCAAGCAGCGCCCTACGCATCATCTCCGACCGGCCCTCCAAGGTCTTTCGGTAGTCGTCACCAAGAAACGGATTGTCGGAAAGCCGCGCCGGGATGAACCGCCGCCATCGACCTTGCCCATCCTGAAACCGCGTTGCATCGCCTGAATCCTCGATAGCCCACCGATCACGCACCCACTGATGCCCGACCCCGCCCGGATTCGTCGTCGCCCGCACGTAGCAGGGAATCGCCGCATCCGTCGAACGCAGGCGCGTCAGTAAAAATTCATAGCTGTCCGCATCCGGCCAGTGCGTCAGCTCATCCCAGCCGATCCATTGATATTCCCGCCCCTGATGCGCCAGCGCATCACCGTATCGGGCACAGTAGGCAAAGCGCACCTGCGCGCCGGAGGGAGACCGCCCCAGCATATCGGATGCATTGAACTTGGCTCCCGGCACGATACGCACGTACCATACCAGTGACCGCTTTTCGAATTCGGCCAGCTCGCCGTAAGTCTTGCGAAAGATGACAGCAGAATATCGCGGATTTAGGATCGAAGCCCCGTCCGGATTATTCAGACCCAGGCAATCGATCAGCAGCGCATCGGATTTTCCGCCGCCAGCCGCCCCACCGTAAAGCACTTCAAAATCCGCACAGGCCAGCAGCTCCGACTGGCGCGGATTCGGTCTCCATGCGTCATCAGCAATCATCGCTGCCCCCCTTGGCTGGCAACACCGCTGCAAGCAGCATCCCATGCACATCCATCTTTACCGGCGCGTTGAAACCGTGCATTGCGTTCAGCTCCTTGACGGCCGAAACGCGGTCTGAGCATTTTTCGGCCCCGCACGCGATCCCGGACAGCACGGTAACCGACTGCTCTCGCGTCCACAGCAGTTTCGCGGCCAGCTCGGCACGAAGCGCTGCGATCCTTCCCGATACCTTAACATTCGCCGAAAGCTCGGAAGCCTTTACCCAAACCGAAGAGTCCCGCCATGTATTCGCGCGCGGATACGCCTCCCTGTATGCTGCCGCCTGGCTCATGCCAGACGCCACGCACTGGGCGAACTTCTCTTGCCGTGGCGTCAGGCCAAATTCATTTTTCACGCCCGTATCTCCATCACTTCAATCCCGTGCACCGTCGCCATCAAGTGACGCTTGATCCTGTACGCATCAGTAACAGCTCCCTTCACGTCCGCCACGACCTGCTTGCCGTCCTCCAGATAGACCATGTCCGCGACGTAGCGTAACGGTGGGCGCTTCCGCCCTCCGATGACAACCGCTGGAGCAAGCTCGAACGCCACCTGCCGTCTCAAGTCGGAAATCTCACCCGCCCGCAGGCGCAGCTTCAAATGACACCAGTGCCGATACTCTGCCTCCGAGTCAAACCGTCCGTCCTGCGTTTCCGTTACGCGGTTACGGTACTTCTGGTGCTTGCGTGCCCTCGGACTATCGCGATACGTCGCCAGTGATGGTCTATCGGGTGCTGCCATATACCGCCTCCAATGTCTGATCCAGCGCCTGCAGCTCGCTGGTTTTGTGCAGGCTCCAGCGCTGGCGCGTACCGTGGATGCCGTGCGTGCCTTCGTGGCACTCCCAGCACAGCGGCACGGTGCAGAAGCTGCCGCTCTTGCGCCCCGGTGTGCGTCCTTCCAGGATGTGATGCACATGGGCGAAAAGCCTACCGCAGACGATGCAGCCCTGATCCTGGCCAAGCCGCGCCACCCTGGCCATATGCCTTTTTCCCGCTGAGCTACTCATGGTTCACCGCCGCTTCCAGGCGCTTGTAGGCGATCTCAGGCTGCCGGGCCTGGCCGTTGGCGAGCTTGTCGGCGGCATCACACACAGCGATGGCCCACTCAATAAGCCGCCCAATCTCAACCGGATCGGGCTGCGGCCCTGGGCCACCGCGCCGCCAGCGGTTGAAGGCGCGCAAGGCTTTGACGTTCGGGTGCGC